GCTGTCGCAACCGCCATAAGAGAGGTATACCAAGAGCAAACCTTAGAAAACGAAATGAACACCACGCAAAAGAAAATACGCAAAAGTGCATTCACAGAAGTAGAGGATTGGTAATATGCTTAAACCATTGAACGAAACCAAATTCAAGTTTTGGATTGTAGACCCAGTAGAGAGTATAAACCACGTTGAAAACCCACTTCCATGGACTTTAGAGGGATATGAAAAAATATACTCAGGCGGAAGTCTTGAAGTACGCACGGAACATATGCGCAATGGCGGTCCATGCTTACGGGCTATTGATACAGACATCAAATACACAAAACCAATGACCGCACTTGAAGCAGGCGAACAATATGAGTTACTTGTTGACGCATATGCAGTAAAAGGCACCATATTAGAATTAGCAATTTACGACCAAGCTAATAACACGGTAACTTCGCAAACTTACCAGATAGGTGGAAACTGGCAATGGCTAAGACTACCATTTATGGGAGTACCCGGAGCAACATTTTCGATAAACCTATCAGACCAATGGGAAACAGTTGACAACACGTTTTGGATTGACAGGTTATCAGTCCAAAAAGGTACTAACATGACTTGGTTCTGCGGATATGGCTTTAGCGCAGATACAAGTTTACACTTCCGTTGGGAAGGAGAGCCAATGAACAGCCGGTCAATTCACAATGGACAAGACCGCAGAGCCGGCAAAATGTATGACCTTGATGATTACATGGAAGTTAAACGAGTGCTTGGTCTAGGCATGGGCGATTGGGAACAGCGCATGACACCAGTTTTGACAGGTGGAGCGTTGTATCAGGATATGATAGAACAACCAAGACCGTTCAGTATCGTTGGCGTAAACAAAGCCACAAAAATGAAAGACCTCATGCTCAAGCGAAAGCAGCTTAGTTTACTTTTACGCCCTGACGGAAATAACCATAGTCCGATTAACCTTTTGTTTCAAGCGGTAAATAAAGTGCATGGTTACCCCGAATCAGAGGAACTAACCATTGAATGTGTTTGCACTACCGCACTCAAAAACATACCGGACGTTGATACTGTCGCAGATAGCACTTTAACGTTTATGAAGCCAGACCCCTATCTGTATGCAAATCATTATAGTGGGTATAGGCACGATCAATCCATCGAAGTAAAATCAGATAACGTTATTTTACGAAAAGCTAATGGCGAGTGGGTGGCGCTACCCGGACTTGATGGCCAAGTGAGATGTTTGGCTGAAGACAACGCTGGACGCATCTGGGCTGGCGGCGACTTCACCGGCAAAATCGCCTACTCACGAGGCGGCGCATGGCAAGTGCCTAGAACGGTTTATGGCGAAATCAGACCCAACGGATCGGTCAGAGCGATCGCCGTTACGCCTGATAACCAAGTCTTCTTCGGCGGCGACTTTACAACCATCACACACGGCTCGACGACGATGACCGTCAACCGCATTGCGAGACTGAAACCGACCACATCGGCGACGGTCTGGTCGCTTACCGCCTTGCAAGGCACGGGCATCAACGACGGCTCGGTTCACGCTCTGCTCATCGACAACATGGGCAAGCTGGTGATTGGCGGCACATTCTCATCCGCCAACAGCTCGTTATCCCGAGGCATCGCGCGCTATAATACCGTTATCACCGGCACGAACCCGTGGCAGCAGTACACCGTCTTCAAAGCCGGCGCGAATGTCTACACGCTGGCACATTCTGGGCGCGCGAACGTGGTCTGCCTCGGTGGCGAATTTGAAAGCACGATGGGAACAATAAAGAACCTCGCGCGCTTGATGCTCGACACTACCACGGTCATGAGCTTCGGGTCGCCTACCAGAATGCAGGGCAGGGTGGATAAAATCGCCAAGCGTCCTGACGGCTCGTTCGTGATTGTGGGAGCGGGTGTTTACTTCCCGTGGTCAGAATACGGCTTTTTACATCAAGGCGTTGGGCAAATCAGAGGCTCGTCAACTTCACCGCTATCAAATCATCAAGTTGTAACTGAAACCTACGATGGCATGCACAACGTCGTTATTGACGAAGAGGGTGGCGTGGTGCTGTTTTCTTACGTGAACACATGGGTGGATGCGACAAACTATGGAGGCTACCCTTACTTCAAAAATGGCGCATGGAACCGGCACCCTGAAATCAGCATGATTACTGACGGTGGCACGGACGTCAAGGTGAACGATATGCTGATACTGCGCAATGGCGACACGGTTTATGCCGGCGCGTGGTCGATCAACATCATGGTGCCACCGCCAAACCCTGCCATTATGCCCGTTTTCACCGAGGCGACCGCTGGCGTGTACCCGATTATCCGCGTGTTTGGCTCAAACCGCCTGCACTTTATCCGCTCGCACAAAACCGGCAAGGTGATATTTTTCAAAGACGCCTATATCCCGCACGGCTCATGGCTTGAGATGTCCTTAAGGCGCGACAAAATTCAGGTTTATCTCGATTGGAAAAACGCGCTAAATATTATCGGCGATGGCTCGGACTATGCCGACTTCACAGTTGAGCCGGAATTGAACCTGATGCATGTGCACGCGCAAAAGCTGCCAGATGACCCGGCAGGCATTCCGGGTGATATTTTCGTGCTGTGGCAATCACGCTACTGGTCTCTTGAGGGCTCAATTTATGGCACGGTTTGAAATAAAACGCTACTGGTCAAGTGGTGAGTGGATTGACACTATAACCGCCATGAACACGCTTAATGCCACGCGCGTGGTGAATGACATCGGCAAGCTAGCGTTCTCGTTGCCCTACTGCCCGCGCTTCTTTGAGAGCCTAGAGAAAGGGCAGCAGCTGACTTTGTGGCGAAACGGCAATCAGCAATTCCGCACGCGCTACCTGCTTCAGGACTGGCGCGCGGTGACTGCAAGCACGGGCGAACGCATGACCGAGACCTTATCGCACGACCTCAACTGGCTCCTGTCCACGCGCATCATCGCCTATCACGCGTCAAGTCCGCAAGCGGATAAAACGGGCGCGGTGGACGACATGATGAAAGTTATCGCGCGCGAAAACGCTGGCGCACTGGCGAGTATCGAGAGGCAAATTGAGGGACTACACGTTGAACCTGATGAGAGTTTAGGCAAGTCTATCAGCAAGGCGTTCGCGTGGCGCAACGTGCTGAGGGTGTTACAAGAATTATCCGACGCCACCATGAGCGACCTTGTCAAAATCTACTTTGATATGAATGGCGAGACGGTTGGACGCTCGGTGTTTTCGACACACGCCGACTTCCTGAGTGAGGACAGGCGCGCATCAAGCGCAAATCGCTTGCTGATTGGCGAGCAATTTGGCAACCTGAGAGACGCGCGCGTGGAATGGCTACTCAGCGAGGAAGCCACCGCGGTTTATGCTGGAGGACAAGGCACAGAAGCAGATCGCATCATCAAGCTGGCTATTGATGAGAAACGCATCGAAAAAGGCGCGCCATACGGACGCATCGAGATTTTCAAGGACGCACGCAACGTGGAAACCGAGGGTTCGATTCAACAGCAAGCCGAGGACGCGCTAAGGGAAGCAAAACCCAAGATACGCGTGTCAGGGAAACTTGTTGAGACCAACGGATGCCGATACGACCGCGACTTCCGCTGGGGCGACTTCGTAACCGTAGAGGCTTATGGCGTTACGACTGATGCTTTGATAAAGGCGGTTGGCATTAGCGCCGATCCGCATAGCGAGCGCATTGACGTGGTGCTCGAGGGAGAAATTGACTTATGAACAAAAAACTAGACCGCTGGATCGACCAGCAAAACGCAATGGAGACGCCCAAGAAAGTGGACTTGACGGGCTACCTGACAGAGACAGCCGCCAACAGTCTGTATCTCGGAAAGACCGCCACAGCAGACAACAGCGCAAGGCTTGGTGGGCAGTTGCCGTCTTATTACGCACCTGCTGAACACGTGCACCCTTACCTGCCGATTGGCGGAACAGCGGTTGACAGCGCAAGGCTTGGTGGGCAATTGCCGTCTTATTACGCACGGGCGAGCGACATCCCTGCGCCTTACACGCCTCCAGTTTGGCAAAGTTGGACACCAACGGCGACTGGGTGGTCAATGATTAACCTTACCCGTGCTTGCAGATTCAGGCGTGAGGGCAATACGGTTTATTTTAACGTTTATGTTTACGGACAATCTAACTCAACAGATGCGAGAATCAGTTTGCCCCCCGGGTTGCCTGCAGTCAATATTACTAATTTGTATTGGCGTGGAATTAGTGCTGGCATGGACAACGGAGCGAATTTGACAACGCCAATCATGTGGCAGATATCACCCGGAGGCACAGAAATTTTTTGTTACAGCAGTACGACAGCAGAAGGCTGGACTGCATCTGGCGCAAAGCTTGTTGCTTTTCAGGGCTTCTACGAGACTTCTGCGACTTAGGAGGCATTATGACAAAACCATTTGGAGTAGACATCAGCAGTTATCAAGGGCGGTCAATCGACTATACCCTGATGAAACAAAATACAAAATTCGTGGCGGTTCGCGCTGGCATCTCATGGGGTTACGAAGACCCTGTGTTTGC